TGTGGATTGGCAGGTGATGCTTGTTCTAATGCACCACTAATGGCTATTACCGTATTGCCTGTGTTAAGTACGGCCGCCGTGCCTAACCCTAGATTGGCTCTCGCCGTCGTTGTATTGGTTAAGTCACTTAAGTTATTGCTGGGAACTAAGGGAGTATAACCTAATGCTGTTGTAACATCGCCGCTGGTTAATGTTACGGCACCTGTACGTGTGTTAAAACTTGCAACACCACTAGCGCTAGAAGAAATAAACGCCTCATAATTAGTGCCATCAGAGCTAATGCGAGCAGTATTTCCAGCTGGAATTGTATAAGTTAAGCCACCATTAATGGTAGATGTCGTCGGCGTTATAATGACGCTTGCAGAAGCATCACTATTTTTTACCCACACAAACCATCCATCACCGAAGTTACCTGTTGCTTGTGATAATGTATCAGTCATCGTTACTGCTGCATTGGAACGAATAACCGTTTTTCCTCTATCTGTCGATAAATAAGCATAACTTGTTAATGCTTGCGCATTCGCCGGGGTTGCTTGTTCTAATGCACCACTTACCGCAATAACAGTATTTCCTGTATTATCAACGGCAGATGTTCCTAATCCCAAATTAGTTCTTGCTGTTGCTGCGTTTGATACATCACTTAAATTATTAGCAGGCGCTAATGGCGTATAAGTCAAAGCGCCCGTAACATCACCACTTGTTAACGTAACAGCGCCTGTTCGGGTATTAAAACTTGTTACACCACCACCACCTGCCGCACCTATTAATGCCCAATAATTTGTCCCGTCTGAAACAATGCGTGTCGTACTTCCTGCTGTTAATGTAAATGTAGCAACACCATTAATGGTTGATGTTGTCGGGGTAATGGTAATATTACCTGTTGCATCATTATTGGTTAACCAGACAAACCAACCATTGCCAAATGAGCCAGTGGCTTGCGGCAATGTATCAGTCATATTGGTTGAACTATTATTTCGAATAACTGTCTTGCCTCTATCCGTTGATAGATAGGTATAACTATTGCCGGTGATGGTATGTTGCGGAGAATTTTGTTCAAGCGCACCCGATACATCAATAACAGTATTTCCAGTATTTTCTACAGCCACATTGCCTAAACCTAAATTGGTTCGAGAAGTTGCGGCATTAGCTACATCCGATAAATTATTTGCCGCTAATAAAGCTCCAGTAAATGATCCTAAAACTTTTGTCCATGTATTCGATACGCCATCAAAAACGGCCCAATCACCAACCGCCCATGAACCAATTCCATCAAGCGCCGTATTACCTGCGACACTCACAACATAAATACTACCATTAGTCCCAACACTTGAAGTTAGTGTAGGCGTGTTGGTAGAAGCATTCCAATTCCCGACAAAAGTTAAAGCAGAGGTAACGGAAGCGACAAAATTAATTAATTGTGTCCCCGTTAATTTTTTATCGGTTCCCGTCGGCGCCTGTGAATGGTCAGTGGTATCAACGATAACGTATAAATCTGTTGCTTGACCGGCAGTCGCGGCGGGTAATCCTGAAATTGGTGAGCTTGCCATTGTATTCCCCTAATTAACCTTGTAATCCCTGACCCGGAGTTATAGTAAAAAATTGAACTTCAACAAACGGTGTGCCATCCGAAACAAGTGATATTTTAGCTCCTGCCGGGAAAGTAATATACATCCCATTCGGATTAACCAATTGCGCAGTTACAGCGCCTAAGGTGCCAGTATAAACAATGGCTGTTGCGCCACTTGTATCAACAAAGACATTATCTTGATTTGGCGAATAGCTTATATAAGCCACTTGTGCGCCAGTCGGTGCGGTCATGTGTTGCTCAGCGCTTGCGACTAATTTTACACCATAGATTAAATCACTAGGAGTTGTCCCATTTAATGCATTAACTACATAGCCGTTAATGTCGCGTATTTGAATTAATTTTTGTGCCATAAAAACTCCTAATATTTAATCATATAATTAACGGATGCGTTGACGGGTATATTTTCTTGATCGCCCTGTGTTGCGCTAATAGCGGGAGGCAAAAAATCACGTGATGCGCCGCCCGATCCTGGAGGACCACTTGTAGCGCCTGTATAATAAACGCCATTTAATACATGGTCATGACTTTGATTTTGTCCTAATTCGAAAGTACCAGGTGTTGCACCTTTTGTAATTCCATTATAAGACCAGCGACCCGCAACATCGATATCAAAAATTGCGTTTGTATCATTACCACGTAAAAACACACCTTGGAAATTAGGGACTGCAAAGAATCGTTTATTAATTGCCGCTTGTGTTGCCTTCGCGACAGCGCTAGCGCCATCTGTGCTTAATATATCAACTTCAACACCAATACTCGCCGCTGCGGGGTCTGTTCCTGCTCCATTCACTTTATACCAAACATACACAGCGCCCTGTGTTGTATTTAGATTAAAATATGATGATGTCGGAACAGTGCTTCCCGATGTAAATGTAATAAAATCTTGATGGTGACCAGATAGTGCGCGGGATGTTGCTAATACAACATCAGCCGATGTATAAGCACTTAATAAATTAACTTTAATGCCTGTCATGCCGGCTGTTGCTGGATCATTACCTACGCCATCTACTTGATACCAAACATAAAATTTAGTTGTCGTGTTGGCAGTATTAAAATGTTTTGCTGTTCCCGAACCTACTTTTAATGAAGCGCCTGTCCCAACATTTGATACATAAATCAATTGTCGAGGTGTCGCGTCCTTATAATCAGTTTCATAAAAGAAATTAAATCCCGTTGAAACATCGACGGTTTGTTGAAATCCAACACCTGTCGACAAACAATAAATAATAAATCCTGTGCTAGTCCATGTAGGACATAATAAATTGTAGGTCGCACTACCAGGGACAGCAGGCGTGTTAGCGGGATTAAAAGTAAATCCTGTTGCCACCGTTCCATCAGTAGCTGCCGTTTGTGATGCGGCATTATTAGTAGAAATTATTAATGTTGTTGCATCACTTGCTAAAGGTAGCGCGCTTGTAAATGTGGGGCCTGTGCCGCCCGCTGACATATTAATGGATGAATTCCATAATACATTAAATAATCTTTGATAAGGAATTCCGTCAGATGACCACGTATTTGGATCGTATTGTGCGCCATTCATCAATAACCAACTAACAGGTACGGTCGTACCCATTGTCGCCATGACTTGACCAATACTTGATGCATCATATGTCATGCCACCCGGCGTTAATACTAATGGCAAATATAAATCCATCCCTTGCGTATCAGGTGGTGGTAATGATGCAGGTAATGCAGCCAATTGGGATTCGCCCGTAATAGGACCCAATATCGGCGATGCCACAGTTCCTTGTGTAAAAATAAAGTTAGTAAAGGATAAATTAAATGATGTCGTGGGTGGAAAACTTAGCGCCAATTCAACAAAATTTCCCGCCCCTTCTACTAAACCTGAATTACTTGGGAAAGTAAAAGTGGTCGTAAAGTTCGCATAAGAACCTGAGATGGTATATGTATCTAATAAAATAGGCGCTGGCGTTGAACCACCACTACCGCAATTTCGTATTAATAATAACTGAACAATAGCGGAGGATGAATTAGAAACACCCGTAAATGAAAAAGTAAAAGCGCCTTGATTCTGGAATTTATTTACATTTTCCCATCGAATACCAAAATATTTATACGCATCAGTTCCAGCCGCAGTACATTGAATCGTAACTTGTTGGTCAGGATTGCCTGCAGGAACGGTGCCATAAAATAATTCGTTAAAGGTTACAAAGTCGGTTGAAGTTGAAGCAGGAGGACGCTCAAATGTCCATCCGCCTTGCGCTACAGGATAAACACCTGTGCCGCCTGTTGGAATTTTACCTGTTCCGTTATAATCATTGCCCGTAATAAATTGCGAATTAATAATAAAATTATTTGATTGCGATATAATCGTACCGCCGCCGCCACCACTTCCAGGCACTAATCCAGACGGCCATGCTTCACGACTGAATTGAAATACACCCGCGCTGTTATAAACTTGAATAAAATAGAGCTGAACATTGCCGCTTGAATCATAAGGCAAATAATAAATCGCTTCATCAAAAGAACCTTGGCTGTTTAAATTAACACGCCATTGACCGCCAGTATCATAAAATCCATAGGTGATAAATGAATAAGCACCGGGAGTTCCAGTAATTTGATAAACAGGATTGCCGATACTTCTTGCTGCATCCTGGAAAAACCAGACATAACCATTGCTTAGATTAAGCGTTGTTGCTTTGTCTGTGAAGTATTCTTCCAGACTCGGACTTGTCATGTAATTTATATATGATGGTGTAAATGCCATAGTTTTTACCTAAAGAATGTCATGTAATTTTTTAAGACCATAACCAATACCAAGTGCCCCTGCACCAACTTTTGCTGCGTCTGTTATGGCCTTAGATGCTTTTTCTCTAATTAATGCTGATTGTTTAAATGATTTCATATTCTTCGAAAGTTGTACTGATTTTCCAATATCTTTAATAACACTTGGAATATTTTCATAACCATTTACGATATCACTTAATGTGAGCCCAACTTTTGAATTAGCGGGAGTGACATGTTGTGCCAATGCTTGGGCCATAAATGTTCGCGATTGAAATGGATTTTGTGCTATATGTTTTCTTAATACTTTATTATATCCATCTGGATCATCTCTTGATATTACACTTATTATATCTGTAGGAAATTGCCCACCTTGAAGTACTCTCGCTATTTCAGGTTTCTCACGATAAGGAACAACATTCTTCTTATAAAAGTCAGATGCATCATTATATTTTTTGATTAAATTTTTATTACCTGAGCGTTCAAATGCTTGCTCAATACGGGTATTAACGCTGTTTCTAGCATCTTTTAATGCCTGAACGGTTAAATCATCTTCAGGCGTTTTATTAAATAACGATCCGATACGCGCCGCTTCTTTTCCAAGATGTGATTGCAAAGCATGTGCATTATCATATGTCGGGTTATTCTTGTATCTTTCTATAGTAGCTAATAATTTTGGACTTACACCTAATCGTTCAGACACATCATCCAATGTATTTCGTAATTGCGGATAAGGTTTGATCTTAATTCCGCCTGGATTAAAATCAGACGCAAAACCTGATGCTTCCGCTGTATCTTTTACATCTTTATATTTAGTATTGGCAATCTCAACTTGTTTTTCAGCATTATCTAATATAGCTTGGTTATTTTGTGTATTCATCACATCTTCTGGCAATTTTCCTACCGCTGCTTCATACATTTTCTGCGCTTCTTCTGGCGCTTTTAAAGCCTGAAATGCTGCAGGAATTCCTTTTATACCTTTTACGGCCGCACCAATAATTCCCGGAATTTGTCCAACTGCCAATCCTTCAGCCGTACCTGCTAATCCGCCTAAAACAGGATGTTCCGGATGTTCTGCAGCACCAAATAATCCTGAACTTAGAGACATTTGTTGTGCTGCCGGCGCTAATGCACGGCCCACTATAGGAAGTGCACGTAACGCGGAAGACGCTGGCATTGCTGCTGCAGCTATTCCTGCGGGAACTAATCCACCGATTCCATGCGCTATATTTTGTCCCATTACATTCTGACCAAAATCAGATGCCATTGGAAATAATTCTTGAAGCGAAGGAGTTTTATTAAGTAACGTATTAGCAATACCAGATGGCATTATGCTACCTAATGTATTCACTATATGTTGTTGCATTGCACTCGGACCATTATCCGAGACGCCTTGCGGAGATTGTGCAGCTTGATGATAATATTTTAACAATTGTTGCTCTATTCCGGTACCTGGAATAATGTTTGACTTGAGTAATTGCGCAATTGGATCTGTTACGCCACGAACAAATGAGCTCGCTAATCCCAGACCACCTGTTGCATAGGATGGCGCACCTTGTGGAATTTGCGGCGCAGGAGAAAGACCGGGCTCTTTAAATAAATCGACCGGGCCACTAGCTGAGGCTTGTGGTCCTTGTAATCCTGGTTCTTTAAATAGGTCGACAGCCATAATTACTGGATTCCAAAATGTTGTTTAACTTGTTCAACAGTCATGTTATTTTTCTTAGCTGTATTTTCAATATCAGCATCGGTATATGTCTTACCGTTACTTAATTTATAAGACCCTTTTCCCGCATTCATCGCCGCATTAATTGCAGCACCGGGTCTTTGCTTAAATACATTTTGTGCATTCTGAACGGCATTTTCTACTTGGTCATTAATCATATTATTAGCAAGCTGAAGCACTCTTGGGTCCATTCCTGCCGTAATAATTTTAACACGATTTAATGATGCATCTTCCATATGACGGATAGCGCCAATCCCAACTTGTCCACCTAATGCTTTCATGCGCTCGGCAGCTAAATCGGGAGTCAAACCCATTGCCGCCACGATTCTGGCTTGATCGTTAATATTCATTCCTAACATCTGGTCTTTTAATTGCGATGGTGACAATCCCCAGAAGCGCGAAGGATATTTAGAATAAGCATCGGTGACAAATTCACTAATCGGCTTCAATACGGCAAGCGCCTGCTCACGTTGCTGCACTTGGCGTAACGTATAAGCCGTTGGCGCATAAAGCGGATTAGGCCATGTTGATGGGTCATTTGGGTCGAAACCCTTCTCTCTCGCCAAATCATTAATTGTCTTGTTTTGTAATAATTCTTTATTAGCCGTTGTATCATCAAAACCAAATGCACGCGCTTGCGCAATAAGTTGACGCTTATTATCCGGCGGCAATTGCGAATAATCATAACCTTGCGCTTGCTGCTGACGTAATTCAGCGCTCGCTTTTTTCGCTTGAATATCGGATGTAATCGAATTCGTAATTAAATCAGCATCGGACATCGGTTGCGCTGGTTGCGCTGCTGGTTGCGCTGCTGGTTGCGCTGCTGTTGGCATTGAGGCGGCTAATCCAGGCGCTTGACTTGGCGAAATTGTCAAAGGTTGTCCTGCCGATGCTTGTTGTAATTGCTGTTGTTGTGTTTGCGTAAGCGGAGGTTTATTTGTCGCATCCATCGTCGCTGTATCTGCTGCAGACGCGCCAGTGCCTGCTTGCCAATCTGGTGGTAACTGACCCGGCGTCAATGATGTTGGAATACCGCCTGTTGATTGTAATGTTGGGCCGGCGGCCATCCCCGTTAATGTTGGCGCTTGATAGCCTTGCCCACCACGAGCTTTTAAAATATCTGCCGCCGCTAATTGACCCGCAACACCGCCCGGAATCAAACCTGGATATTGCACTTTTAATGCATCCAATGCCGCTTGCTGATTTTGTATCGCCATCTGCGCTAATAATTTTGGCACAGCATATTGCCCCGCAGCTTGTTCTTCCTGTGTCTTAGCAATATTTTGTAAATACGCTTGATATGCATTTTGTGGCGCATATTGTGCCGCCGCTTGCTGCTGGATAAGATTAGCTTGCGTCAATCCGGGCGCTGCCATTGCTTGCGCATATTGCCCTGGAAGAGACCATGACGATTGCAATCCTTGGAGAAAAGGATTCGCTGCTGCAAAATCAAGCGGTTTAAAATCTAGCATAATATCTCCTATAACCGGTGCTTCAATAACGCACCAATACCCGGAATAGCACCTAATGCACCAGCAATCTGTCCAGCGCCACCTGCTTGCATCATATTTTGATTCTGTTGTCCGGTATAAGCCAAATTCGCCTGATTACCTAAATTGGTTTGCAATCCTTGCGCTATTTGATTAGCCGCCCCTGCACCTGTGCCAAACATGTTTTGTGCTGCACCCAATCCTTGGCCATACAAACCCATGATACTATTTAAATAGTTCTGATAATCTTGATTCGCTAATCCAGTCACGGCTCCCGCCAAAGCTTGTTGTTCAGCTGGACTTCCTGCCATGCCACCTGCCGCCGCTGCTCTGTTAGCAGCATTCGTTGCTTGGTCAACACTAAATTGATAACCTGGCGATTGTTGGAAACCACCACCTAACATTTTCATTAATGCTGTTGGGTTATTAAGTAATTGACCAATTTGATTCTGTAATTGACCGCCAGCAAATTGACCAAATTGATTATAAGGTCCTAATGTACTTTGCAGCATGCCCGGCACTTGATTTAAATAAGGCATTGCGGAATTAGCAGGATTTGGCGCAAACATACTTGAAAGCCCACTCACTAATGAATTTGCGCCGCCAACAATATTGGCAAAGGGATTCATATTTTGCATAATTTGTCCTTACAAGGTCACTATCTGTTTAAATGTGCCATTAATATTCACATACAATAAGTTCGTATCACCATTATAAACCAACGCACCAATATTATTCGCATTTGTTGCAATCGCATTTATCTTTTGTGTCGCCGTGCCATTCGCGTCACTTTTAATAACCGGGACATTAATGGCGTTTTGTGTATTCTGCTGCAACTGTGTATTTAATTGATTAAAGTACAATTGCCATGTCGGATGCATAACATTTTTGTTATTTGGATCCATTAAAGGAATAAAAGGATGCGGAAGGTTAGGAATATTCATACATGCACATCCACTTCACCACCAATAATGACAAAACGACCTAAACCCCAAAAACGAAATTGCAATACCATGTCGTTTTGATTGCCACCAATATTCCAGAATCGAAATGTATTGGCCCGCTGACCCAATCCTCTTAAATATTTCGTTACAATGTTACCGTACGAATAACCGCCATCTTTTGATATCGATAAATCAACCGCCGATGAAGATGCCGTTGATGTAAAAGTTGGCGTATATTCCAATAAAAAAAATGACGTCAAATCTTCTTGCAATAAAAATGACCCATCTTCTTCCAACAAATAACCATTATTGCCTGTAATAAAGTTAGGATTAATACCCGTTTCTAACGTAATCGAGATACAATCAATAACAAATCTATCCAGATTGGGCAAACGTATGTTCTTGCAAACACGTATACGTGGAATCTCTGCGCCATTAAATGTTAAAAATTCCGAACCCATTTGATATAACTTGCCATCCGCAAACGACACGAAATAATACGAGTTATCAAAAAACGCAATACGCTTTGCAATATGATAATTTCTATCCACATCTTGCATCGTAAAAAACATTTGCGTACTAAAATCATATACAAACGTATAATTGTCGGTAACAAAAGTAAATTGATAGTAAATATGTCCATCGAGTTTGTACAAAAATCCGTATGAATCTTGTGGCGCTGTTAGCGAGCTAAATAAAAATTCTAAACCATCATTCGTAATCTGTTGCGGTTGACCGCCTGTTGATACCTGTAATGTAATGCCAGACTTCTCATTGTTACCAAGCCAAACGGTCATGCCATAGCCTGTTGCAATTGTTTGTGCACTTAAGCAACCGTAATCGATAGACCATGAATTGTTACGTTGATAAGGGAATAATGGTGTTGCTTGTGAGCTACCCACATCAGTCCACGATTCTGTACCTGTTTGCGCCATTACTAATAATTGTCTATCAAATGTTTGAACGGCAACCATCGTTGCAGGTTTTGTCTGAAACAATCCGACATTGCCGGCCCCTGCTGGCCAGCTCGTACCATCACTATTCGCCGATAAAAACCATTGATTGGATGCGCCATCAGCGGCAATAAAATAGGTATCTTGATAAGTAATATAAACCGGCTCAAAAGGAACCGTTACTTTAGTGAATACATTTGTTGCATAATTAAATATATAAACAAATGATCCATCCACAATCGCAATTTGATTTGCTGTATTTTCAGCAATGTAAACAAAGCCATCACGCGATGCTAATGTTCCGACACGCAAGACAGGGTATGGGGCCGGTCCTACCGTATAAACCCCATTGCCAACAACAACAATCAAATGCTCAAACTTGGGACTTGAATAAACTTCACGTGCTGTACCATTACCAATTTCAGCCACGGCTTGATAACCGTAATGATGAACAAGCGCGCCATCACTAACAATCATGTTGATGGTTTGTTCTGTAGAAATCTTTGGATAACGACCAAACTTCGTGCCACCCACAATATCAAGCTCAGCGGGTCTATCCAGTGGAAACTGTAAGCGCTTATCACCGGATGACTGCTGCGTCATCATGGCGTTGTCCAACCACGGCCAATATTGACTTGACCCCAGTTAAATCCTCCATTTTTGGTAAGCGTTGATGTGGTCTTGATTGTGAAATCCATTGGATTTAAATCAGCAAATGTATCATCAAATTTCTTTAGCTGCGCCAATGTTGAAGGCGGTAAAGAAATCTTGTACCAATCGCATAATCGATTTGCTAATTCATACATTAAGTACGATTGATAAAAGGCATCAACTTGCGTACTTAAATCATCGGTAGCTGCCACTTGATTTAAAGCGAAACGGCCGGTGACTTTAATGGGATAAATTGTATTCGGAATAAAATAAAGATAGATATTGCCACCACCTAACACACGTTCGAAATAATAGTGGTATGGCAAAGATTCAATATTATCTACACGAGGGGCGCCGAAATAATGGCGACGATTATCAAGGCGCATCTCGAATCGAACAGGACCAATATTAAATGTTGCGGTTTCTAATTCAACGAGGTTGGCTACAAAATAAGTTTCTTGCCCAACCACTGTATTAAAAACATTGTGTGTATAAAAAGGTATATAACGCGCAGTAATACTCTTTTCAGCTAAGATTTGATTCAGCCAAAATAAACCATCGGCCCCCTGAGACCCCGATACATCATCGAGGTCTCTGGCGACTATGCCAGCTAAAATCCATGCGTTAGCGATAAGATTATTAACTATCATCGTTTAGCCTTGTGATGGTGGGAATACCAGTTCCATACAATATTCAGGTACTGCAGTAGAACCCCAAATAACATCGTTCACAAACCCACGTTGGTTTTGCCCAAACATCGAACCGTAATACATACGCATTGCAACGCCAGTATCTGGATCAGCTGCATTTGCCGTTGGGAATGGAACTTCTTCAGGCAAACGTGGCATTGCTAAGAATAATGAATCGCCACCCATGATAGCGCCACCGCGATGCGTTGGGAGTACTTTAACTTGCATGCCAGACGCAATAGCATTATTGATGTTTTGATTCTGGTCGCCAGCAGAACTAATCAATGCAGGAAACACAGTGACAACAACATGACCCGAACCATCAGAAGCAGCCGCCGCTGTTGCTTGGACTTGAACAGGGTTGCCGGATGGTTGATGTCCGATAAATGTTAAGAAGCGAAGATTTGGCTGACCCGATACGTTGTCTTGAAATTGTAGCTTATCGTATTGGAAAATCGCCGATGCATCACTTGTACCAGCGCCACTGAAAGTAATTTGCGTACCGTCACTACTAATACTGATTACAGTTAACGTTGTGCCATTGACACCGACATTACCTGCAGTATGCGTTGGCAATAAGTTTGAACGATAAAAAGATGCATTATCGTAATCGCCAATCATCCAGCTGTTTGCGATTTCTTCGTTACGATCGATAACGAATTGGTTTAAACCTGAGTTAACAATCGAAGGAACCGCTAAATCACTCAAGTAAACTTTAATATCATTACGTGGCGAGCCATAGTTTCTAAAGAAAGCTAAAGCTTGTGATAATTGACCGTAGCTATTAATTGCGGTAACGCCATCCCCGTAAAAACGGTAAGTATTAGTTACGCAGTTAGACGCAACATCAGTTTCAACAATCGCGCCAAGTTCTGCAACCGCGGATTTACCAAAGCGGTCCATATACTGTTCGACATTGAAGATGAATTCTTGGTTGCTGAATGCATAAGCGACGTTGTAAGCATTACCAACTGTCAAGTTCTGAACACGTTGTTGAACGTTCTGGAAAGTAGCTACTAAACTGGTATTGCTAGAAAAACGTGGTGGTAAATCAAATGTAACGGTTGAACCTAAGTTTGCTTCTAATTTTTCAAAATCTTTAAACTTAGTATTTGCAGTGTAAATAAAACAAGATAAATTTTGTAGCAACGCAAGTGATGACATTTGATATGTCTGCACCTGTTGTAAAATATTTGAAGTAGCCATGATGAGCCTCTAAGAATTAACAAAAGTTAAAATTAGACGCTGGCTTTCTAGTTATCCGCGAAACTGCCTTTTATAGTCGCGAAGTGTCTTTACGCCAGAGTCCATGCCAACAGAACTCGGCTTCACTTGACCCATCGGCTCCGGCGGAACTTGTCTATTCGATGCCTGCTGATTGGCTTTAATCGAATCAGACAAACGCTTCACTTCTAACGCAGCTAATTCAGGCGTTAACGCACGTAATGTTCCTATCTTCCCTGGATTTTTAGCCAAGTCGTATAAAACATCGCCCGCATTGTCTGCCAAATTACTGTAATGAAGCACTTCCGGAATCTTGCTAAAATCAACTTTTGACGTAATATCGTCAAAGTCATCGTATCTTCCCTTCGCATCGTTCACTTTCATGGCGAGTTCGTTGAGAATTCGACGACCTTCCGCTTCTTGCTGAGCACGTGTCGCATTATCATTAAGCACTTGTTGATGCTTCGATAACTCATCAGCAATCATTTGCTGAACAGCATCTTGCGATAAGCCATGGTCAACTGGATTGCTCCTTGCTGCCATGCCGCCCATTCCTTGATTCTGCTGGTTCTGAAGTTCAGCCATCGCTTGCTGATAACCCTTCTGATAACCCTTGCTCTTCGCAGTACCCACCAAATCATTTACTTGCGATTGTGGCAAAAGCTTCTCAGCAATTTGCTCATTATTATCTTGTACGTCTGGTTGATTTTCGGTCATGTTTAGCCTTCTGACAATTAACCCCGTCACGGTAGAGACCTAGCTTCCACTAGTCGGACCAGTTGCCCATGGTTGGTAATTCCGTGCTCATACGCACGTTATCTTATAACTACTTCATATATAGCACAAAATAGTAATCATATAAATAGTTATCCACAGGTTATCCACAGGTTATCCACAGGACAAATGAACACATAAACTTAACCTATAACTTTTTACGCTAGGTTTAGTTTATGTATGGGAATTTGTGAGCGGCAAAATGGGGCAAAAAGGGTCGGTTTTGCCCCCATGACATGATTGAGGAAATATGTTAAGCGATTTTTACTCGAGGACTCGGCGAGGGCTCGATGAGAAGACGTGGAATTTACAGACTAAGTTCGATATAGTTATAAGTATTTCTTACTAACCAGAATCAACAGGAGTGTTCTATGACTGATAAACCCATCAAAGCGAAGCGTTCTCGCTCTCTACTCAATCCAAAGCCAGATAGTGAGCTTATTAAAGAGTTTTGGGATGCTCCGATGTCAGCATTCTTTAACCAAAAAACTGTGGCACCTGTTCGGGGAATATCAGCTGCAACTTTAGAAAATGAACGATGGCTTGGCCGTGGGATTCCTTATCGAAAAATACGTGGTCGCGTTCTTTATCAAAAAGCTGATGTAGTGGCTTTTCTAGAGGGGCATGAATTGATTAATAAGAGAGTAACCACGCTAGCCTGAGATGACTAGCGTGATGATAAGAACAACGTCTAACACTATGCCTATAATGTTAAGGTTTTTCCGCCGACCCGAGTGTAGCAAAATCTTTCATGTGTTGTATGTGCGAATTTGTCACATCATGCAGATGTTCGCTATGTTTTAATCCGAGCTCAGCATGATGCACTTCACGCTCTGTGTTAGCTTTATCTAGTTGAACCAGTTGGTCTTGATGGTCAATTAAATATTGCAATTGCGTTTTCAGTTGCTCATTCTTTATCTGCTCTGCTTGCAATTGTAATTCAGCTTGTTTATGCGCATTCTTCATCTGCATTTCTTGCGTCTTAAGTTGCGCATTCATTTGTGCTTTTTGCGATTCGACTTGCGCTCTGATAAGCACAGGATTCTGCGGTTGCTGTCCTTGTTGCGCTGCTTGTTGCTGTGCCATTTCTTGCATAAATTGGTCAGCTAGCTGCTTCAATTCTTCAGCGCCACGAACGTCGATGTTATCAAGAATAATTGGCAAGCCTTTGCTATTAATCAGCTGGGCAAGCGCTGGGAAAGTTTGCGATAACAATGTAAGCATTTGTAATGAACGCGTCTGTTGAACTTCAAAGTTAACGCCCGCTTCAACAATAACTTTCAAGGAGCCTGGTTGTAGAGAGCTAAGGTTGATACTGTTTTGCTGATTATCATTTACGCTTTGATATGTCTTTCGGCCCATGTTGTCCACAACCGGCAATTGCCGCGGTACGATATGCACTTTTGGAATTAAATCAACAGCAACTTGTGCGGCTTGGTTTAAGCCAACAAGATAGTTAGTAATGTAAGGCATCGCTGTGATATTCGATTGTGTTGCGGCTTCGATGATAGCTAATCCTGAGATTTGATTGTCACCAAGCTGACCCATCGTTACATCGGATGTTCCAAGAATATTTTGTATTAATTGGTCCATCATACCAAAGGTTTGAATGATTTCTTGCGGCATTGGTGCGCGAGGAACTGCTTGCGGTGCAGGAATAGGCGTTATGCCGTCCTCTTGGAATGCGTTATAAACCAAAGCGCTTGCACGCTGAATATTATTGTACGCATCGATATAATCTTCGGGCACGGATTCTTTTGATACCATGAACTTGTGCGCAATCGTATTTTCAATTTCACGCGCCATGATTTGTCCGGCTACATTTTTTAAGCGTTGCGCATCCAACGCATTGTAAATATAAGGACGCGTAAACTGCGTAGTTGCCGAACCAAATCCTGCTTCTTTCAGATATTCGCTATTGCCGTCCACGAATATTAGTGGGAAATCTTTAAAGATAGTTTCTTTGTAATCAATCACTTTATTTTCTATAAATCGGTAGCAACAGATAGTTTGTATTTCAGTTTGACGTGTGTGAATGACTGCTGGCGCTTGTGCTAAAGTTTTTGATTCTTCAAACATCGCTACGATTTGCTCGTACTCATCAGGTGTCACTGCCATGCCATTCGCCAAATAGAGCAGCTTTGTTTTTTTCTTTTTCTTTTTATAAAACTCACATAACAAGATAACATCTTTATTGCCCGCCTTATAGCTCCAGGCAAATCCCGCTAAAGACTTTGTGTACATGAGATTGCCAATGTCAATATTAGGGAAATCGCGCTTAAAATCCTCAACGTATATCGGATATATTTTATAAATGTATTGTCCGTCGGCTTTGTGAGGTTCACGCGCCATGGGGTCAAACCCGCACAAGGTTGGGTCAAACACGCGGGAAAAACATATCTTCTGATTAAAACTTTTCTCGTTTTCATATTCAGTTGATACTTCGATAACGCTAAAGCCACCCGTCATGGTGTCAGTATGAACTTGTGATTCGAAATTATTATTTTTGGCTTCTAATAAGATGGAGCGCAAATGTCCCTCAACGAAACGAAGCATGTTGGTATCGACAGGCCCCGCATCCGGCGGCGCATGTACTACAAAAGATGGCTCTTGTTTGGCGAACTCACCACGCTGACGAGACACATACGCTTCGAGAACGTTGAATTGCAATGGCGGAATGCTAAGCTCATCAAGCTTTGATTCAGCGTCAACCGAGAGATTGTCGCGAAAAACAAAACGTTTTAAATCATGAAATCGATTATAGTTTTCTTTAAAATATGCATACGATTCTTCAACGCAATCTTTCATATAATCAAGTTCGTCTTGATAACGTTTCGCTATCTGCGCCATAAATTTTTCCTCAAATTTTGTTCGTGCTTAAATGTGTTAGCCATTTTTGCGATATTAGTATTTACTTTTGTGTTTGCTGTTACCATGTTAATTACAATTTTGTCTATAAGTGCGATACGTATCGCGTCAGCTAATGTATCAGCGATATCATCGTAACGATGGCTATCATTTGCTGTTATCTTTCTGCAATGCTCGATAACTTTTTCGCTATGCTTAGCGAATAATGGCACACTAATTTGCTTAGTGGCGACATAGGGTTGTACTTCTAAGAATCGTGTTGTTTTATTGCCAGAACTTCGATTGCGCTCAATGTCCATCACGGTCAAACCACGCACATCTTTTAAAGACGAAAGAAGTGTTGTTCCGGTGGATTTCTTTTCAATAGCAACAAATTTGGGTTTGACTGAATGTCGCATGCATTCGCTATAGAAGTGTAAGAAACGACTTTGCAAATCCTTTGGCTCAATCCAATCTTCAAGACAATCAATCCAATGCAAGCAATAAATATCAGTTTCATAATCTTGACCCTCCAACTTATATAGACCCCAAAAACTAAAGACGGTCGCATCGTTGTATGTTTTGTCAGTCTCTGCTGTATCTGCTGTAATGAATGTTGCAAGAATCTTTGGTTCATCTTCAAGCTTAATAAACCACTCCGGTCTAAATATAGCGCCACCTGCGGGTTGCGGGTCTTGCTGATATTGCGACGCAAACTCATAAACCATTTTTTCTTGCATAACTTTGAGCTGTTCAAGAGAATGCATTGAGGGCAACAACGCATTACCAGCAGCATCGATAGCAGGAATTATTACTTTATCAAATTCATGGCCACTAAAACCATTGATTAAGTTAGCTGCTAAGTCGTCTTCATGTAATCGCTGTCCAATAAAGATAATAGGCGCTTGAGGCGAGTTAACACGACTTTGTAGGGTATTAAGGTACCATTCATTAACACTTCGTCGCATCGAGTCGCTATAAACTTCGTCCGGCTTGTGGATGTCGTCGATAACGATAGCTCCACCAAATCGATCAACTCCTTGAATTCCTGCTCCGCGGCCTGTGATAGTTCCCGCAGCACCTGCAGCATAAACACTGCCTCCTCGAGTTGTTTCAAAGTTGTCTTTAGCTCTCGTTTCATCAGATATTTCCACTCCAAAATATTCTTTATATTCAGGTAACGTAACAATTTGTTTAATAGTTTGAGTTTGCTTTTTTGCTAATGAATGCGAATAACTTACGTATAAAAAATTACTGTCAGGATAGCGCGCTAAACACCAGGCGACATAATGAATGCATAATTCACTTTTCCCATAACGTGGCGGACAGTTAATAATAAGATGCGATGAATTGCCACGCTGGGTTTTAGTAAGCGCCTGAGAAATAGTTAAATAATGTGATTCGCGTCCAACGGGTTGTGATAAATTGAAATCACGCCCCGTGCGAAGTTTGTAGAAAACACGTGTAAAAAGAAGCAATGAACCCAGAAGTTCTGCGCGTGCTTTTGCTTCTGAGTTCATTAGCATTTTATTCTCCGAGATGTCCTGCGTGATGCGCTCTGTGTGAGCGATCACGCTTAACACCTATTTCACCCTCAATTACTTTTTTTTAGCATGTTTAGCATGTTTAGCATGAGCTTTTGCAGCATGATGCATCATTTTTGCATGATGTTCAGCTTGCTTGTGATGATGCTTCATCATTTTGTGATGCTCTGCCATGCCAGTCGCTTCGCCAAGAGCGGAACCTGCATCGTGCGGAGCTTTAGCCATTTTCTTGTGTGCGCCTTTAATTGATAATGCCATTTTAATTTCCTATTTGATTGAGAGTTAAAAGTCTTTTTCTGCTTTCTTAATTGCATCTTCAGCAAGCGTGATAGTCCCCGATATATGCGACTCTTTTTTATCAGAAATTTCACCTTTCCATTTTAGCACAGTGTCGTTAATTTTCGTAATTCCCATATAATCTCCTTCACCGCGCGCTAATTTATAAGCTTCACTCTGCGTTTCTGCAATGAATTCATTCGATATTCCTTGTGCTTCTAATGCAGCTTTAATGTCCATTTGCTCTTTCCGGAATTTTTTTTTAAGTACTCAATTATTAGAGGCTTTCTTAAGTTTTCAACGGCTATTTCATAAGCAGAGCGCTGCGGATATCCTGCATAAATTGCGGCCTCACCACCGTTTCCATGGATAAAATAATGGTCACAGAATCGCTTTTGTTTTAATGTCAGTCCATCCATTTTGTAAGCTGATGCCATTGCCATTTTATACTTCCTTCTTTTTCCATCGCGCTTCATAAAGCGGCTTTAAGAAAACGCTGCCCTTATCGACATACCCAATATAATCTTTTTTATCACCAACGTTTCGTATCAAGTTTCCAAGCACATAATCAATCTGATGCGTGACATCTTTGTTCATATAAAAAATGTTTACTTTGTCGTACACTTTTTTGCAATCGCCCATTGGAACTGATGCAAGTTTTGGAGCAGGCTTGTTAGTGTTATCAGAATAAAGCGTATCATAATTTCGCATTATTTTTCTCTCACATAAGATTTTACAGCTTTGCTGACTTTTGCTTTCTTAATATCTTTTGCTTTTATAGTCTTGCCTGCTTTCTTTTCATTCTGATAAATATGATTCACTAATGCCCATGGCACATTCTTCTCCGCTGTCGCTCCCGCTTGTTTCGCTACGAGCTTTCGCGATGCTATCCATTTTGATTTGTCGCTTGCGTTTCGGGGGATTTTTGACTTTGTCTTGTTCTGCATCAGCTTGCTTGTCATAAATCTCTCCTGTCCCGTCGCAGCGATCACATTCTTTATAGACACAGCCCATCGTACTGATTTGTTTATAGCCAACACATTTTGGACATTTTCGCATTATGAACCTTAATTGTTATCTAATTGTTATCTAATTCAATTTTTAACATATTTATACGAAAATAGTCAACTTTTGCACCTGAATTATCGACGAACTTCGGCGAAGTTCGACGAAGTTCGACGAAGTTAGCAACAAAGTTACGAAATTTTAGAAAATTCACCGCTGCTCGGTGTAAAATTAACTGCAATTAAATGTTGACACCGTGTTATCACTTCGATATACTTCCTTTCATCAAGACAACATTAATATAAACATAAGGAAACCGAAGATGAGTAATGTAATGATTAGAAGAGACAGCAACATGGGCGACTGGTTGGTTTTTAGCGGTGAATCTTACGCATCGATGTTTGTAGATTCATACAATCGATACAGCACAAACGGTGCACGGATTGGCGGTTGCAATATACATGAAGTTTACGGGCGCTGTGATTCAAAAGAAGAAGCATTAGCATTAAAGAAACGTATTAAAAGTATGCATGAATAATATAAAAATAAGGAGACGTAAGATGGAAAATGTAAAGATTAAGAAAGATAAACGAACAGGATCATGGATGGTGATTCAAGAAGGTTTTTATAAAGAAATTGTGGAATGCTATGGCAGCTTTGAGAACAAAAAAGACGCATTATCAAAGCTAAACAGATTAGTTGGCGATGATGAATAATATAAATATAAGGAAACTTACGATGGATTCACCGATTACCGACAAAGACAAAGAGATTATGCGATTAAAGGAATTCAAGCGATTCTTGGATAAAAAATATTTTGAATACAGGTATGCCAACGATGAAGGCGGCTTAGCTTTTATTAAGACAGCATATGCGGTTTTTGAACGCTGCAAAAAGGAGGCAGGATTATGTTAGTTTTCCTTTTTTTATGTTTTTGGATTTGGCTTGCAGGTACTTTGAGGTAAGAAAAATAATGAACTTTTATTTGCAAGTAATTATTACCGGCTTAGTTGCTTTTAGCGTTACATTTTCGATGCTTTTTATTTTACAAAAGAATCGCGATAAAACATTTAAGAAGATGGAACGGCAACTGCAAAAAGATATTGAATCTTACGAGGATATTTAATGAGCATAGCGCGTGAAGAGATGATTGTTATGAAGTCTGATGGCGTTACTTATGAACAGCCAGTTTTGTATGTTTATGATAATGCTATCGCTTATATATGCAAGAAATGCAACATCTCTCAGCGCGCGTTAGCTAGAGAATGCAAGATTCATCAATCAATTATTTCATATTGTGAAAACGGAAAACGAAAACCTACTTTAACAACAGCCAAACGTATTGTTGATTACGCAAAATCCCAGGGCGTTGACATCACACTTGATGAATTTGTCGATAGCTTTGTCTGGGAACCAAAGCTACCATAAAAATTATATAAATCGAAATACATTCAGCTGCATTTCTCTATTGAGAAGCATTCGACCATTCTCATCAAAAGAAGTGAAGCGATGGCCTTTTGTTTCCCACCCGCACTCAAGCAAGCGTTTTATTTCTTGTTCAAATGATTTTACATCGTGATGACTTACAATTTTATAGTCATAATTATAACTATGCAGATACATTGTTA